AGCTGACCGGACCGGGTAAAAGGCGGCTCCCTCACGGAAGTGACCAGCGACAGGCTGGGGATCTCCACCTTGTCGCCCGACTTGAAGCGCATCCCCTTCGGGGGCGATGAAACGGACAACTCGCGCAACGTGGTCAACACCTGTCCAAAGGCATCGGGGTTTTCATCATAGAGCGCCACCAAGGGCACCCCAGCGATGATGACATCGATCCCCAAGGCATCGTCCACAGCAGCGTTCAAGCGAGTGGCGGCACGTTGCCAACGCCCACCGGTCGCACCGGTCATTGAACGATCAGTGCCTCGGCATAGCCGGAAGCACCGCCGCTGAGCAGTTTGCCGAAGTCGTCGGCGTCTTTGGTGGTGTCTGCCACCAGTTTGGTGCCGTCCCATTTGACGGCAGCACCGACGGCCAGGGCGGTGTCGCAAGGCAGCAGCCAGACGCCGCCGAGGGCACCTGAGAACTCCTCCCCCTCCGCTGCCGACTCCAGGGGGACAACGGTCAGGGCGCCGATCTTGATCGGCGTCAGAGATGGCCCGCCAATTGCGGGCCATGAGATCACTTGCCTTGGGACTTGAGCAGGCCACGGTAATCGAGGGCGGATACGCCCGCGTCGATGCGGACTTTGGTGGTCACGCCGTCCACGGTGAAGCCTTCTTGCTGCTCGATCCAGGGTTTGTCCATGCCGTCGAGGTAAGCCACCTCGATGGTGTCGCCACCCTTGGCCGCGAGATACCATTCCAACGGGCTGGCATCGGAGAGGCGCGGCTCGCCGATCACTTCGGCGAAATCCTTGATCGGGTTGGCGATCCCCGAGTTGGCATCCGTCCCCGGAACAGAGGTGCTGCGGATAAGCTGCAACGCCTTATCTTCCAGCTCCAGTGGCGTCAGGATGTAACCGGGGCGGATGTTCAGACTGCGCCCTGGCTTGCCGTCAGCGCCTGCCGCTTTCTGGCCGCGCATCATGGTCTTGCCCGCAGACAAACCAGGCACCCCCATCGCCGCATCGGAACCGGACAGCAGGTTTTTGTGATCGGCATGGAACAGCGACTTACCATCCGGCATCTTGACGTTGCCCGTCAGCAAGGCATACACCAGGTCACCGATGGTGCCACGAGCAGCAGCACCGAACAGGCCGGGGACGCGGGTCAACATGTCGAGATCATCGTTGATGATGGCCTGACGGGTGATGGAGAACAGCTCGCCATAAGTGGCCAACTGAATGGTGGCGCCGGTATCAGCCAGAGTGACATGCTTGTACTCTGCCCCTTCACGCACACGGCGCAGGTTCGGGATATCGCTCAAACCGATGCGGCTGGCCACCTTGAAGTCGGTCAGCGTGCCTTTGCGAGTCCACTTGTCGAAGGTCTCTTCGGCATTGTCCCAGCCCTCCAGCACCGATTTGTTGGCCACGGCCAGCAGGATCTTACCGAAGTCAGAGCTGGTGTGAGTGAAGGCCATCCCGACATAGGCCAGCGGCGAGTGCCCGCCAGTCTGAATGCCTCGCCCCTCCAACGAGGCGCGGGCCAGCTCCCGCAGGCTGTAACCACCGTAACGGTTGTCACTCTCGGCGTCGGCATAGCCGCAGCGGGCCATCAGGGAGGCACGGACCGAATCGCCGACCAGGTTGCCGTTGCCCAGATGGATATGAGGCGCGGCGCCAGTCGGGCCAGCATCACCCGCCGGCTTGCCCATGGCTGCCTTGATTTTCTCTTTGGCCATGGCGGAGGTCACATCCATGTCGCCCAGGCACTCGGCCATCAGATCCGGGAAGCGGCCACCGGTGAGGGCAAAGAGATCTTGGATCTCGTTGCGGCGGGCTTGCTCTTGCTGCCTGAAGGCAGCGAGGGCAGCGGCTTGGTCCGGGGCCGGTTGGGTAGCCGGGGTGGGGGCAGGAGACGGCAGCTCAGGCGCCGGACCCGCGCTGGCGCGAGCGCCAAAAAACGCACGGGCCTGAGTAGGCATATTGGTAAAGTCGTTCATTTTGTTCTCGTTCACGTAGGCGGCAGCCGAAATCGGCTCTTCCAGGACATCGACAAACCCCAGCTCTTTGGCCTGGGAGCCATCGAGCCAGGTATCTGCCGACAGTAGATTGGCCAACTCCTCACGGGGCTTGCCGGTTTTCTTCTCATAGGCGTTGAGCAACAGCGCCTCGTTGCGATCCAGCCAGTCCGCCATGTCGCGCAGGTCGTCGGCGTTCCCAACCGTTCCGGACCAGGGTTTATGGATCATCACCCAGGCATTGCTCGGCATGTGGACAGTGGCATTGGGCAGGCAGAGGATGACCGACGCCATGCTGGCCGCCAGACCATCGTTCCAGATGTCGATTTTGCAGCTCAGGCGGGCCAGGGTGTTGTAAATGGCAAAGCCGTCCATCACATCACCGCCGGGGCTGTGAATGTGGATATTGAGTTGCTTGGCATCGAACACCCCAGCAGCCTTGCAGTCGGAGATGAACTGTTGGGCTGAGATCCCCCAATACCCGATGACGTCATAGATGTAGATCTCGACCGTGGGCACGGCGCCAGACAGGGCGCTGATGGAGTACCAGCTTTTGGCGTTTTGGGGCTCAGGTTCTGCTGCGGGGTTTCCGCTGGCGGCTGCCCGCGCTGGCATCAGCGCGGTCTGCATTGCCGCCGTCAGGTGGTGCTTTTTCACTGGGTTGTGCTCCTGGGTCATTGGCCGGGTTGGAGTCGGCGATGATGTTGTTTTGCTTTTCCCATTCCAGTTCGGAAAGGCGCTGATCGCGCACCTCGTCAGGGTTCTTGTTGCGAGCCCGGATCCACTCGGTCACCGTGCCAGCACTGCCACGGATCACCGCCTTCCAGCCGTTGGCCTCACGCTCCGGGTCAATCCAGGGCATGACGGGGGCAAGGTAGATGGCGTCGAACAGGGTTTTGGGGTCGAGTTCAGGCGGCAGGACAAGGGGGTCTTTGCTGCGCAGAATTTCAGCCCGCAGCCAATCCCGAAACACCGGACGGGACCACTGCGCCACAAAGTCATCCTGCAAGACGGCAAACCCTTCCCACCCTTCAACCAGCTCCTGGCGCTGAGCGGAGTAAGTGCCGTCATAGTCCCGGGCCACGCTCGAATACTGGCTACGGGTGCCAGCACACGACGACCGAAGCTGCCCCGCCCGCCAGACGTTCAGGGCGGTGTTCGGTCGGTTGGACTGGATCACCCCTACATCTTCACCGGGACGCAAGTCGTCAAACGTTGTGCCTGGCGTGATGTCGATCATCCGCTGGGGCTGTTTTTCGTCTGTCTCGCGGTAGCCGTCCGGGGTTTCCTTCTTGATGTAGAAGGCGAGCGAGGCGCTGATGCGGGCGGCTACGCGCTCGGCCTCCTCCACCGATTTGAGGTCAGCAAGGCGGGTGATCACCCCATGGAGCAGGGTCACACCGCGCAACTGATGGATCCGCTTGCGCAGGGCCAGGTGATACATCTCGCTGGCGTCGATCTCTTTGGTGCGGTAGCGATAGCCCTGCATCTCACCAGGGTGATCGAACATCACAAAGTAGGATTTGGGGCGGCGCCAGGCATCGATCTTGATCCCCTGGCGCACCCCATCAGCCACCTGGTTGTATTCAAACGGGACGAAATCAGGTTCCAGCAGCTCGATGGAGTAAGGCGTATCACTGTGATGCTTGTAGCCAGGCACCGTGCCAAGCAGGCGGCGGCCAAACATCTCACCATCGCGTAACCAGGTACGGCAAACCAGCCGCTCCATGGCCGGGCGGGTAAAGGTGCCCGTGGTTTCCGGTTTCAGCGACCAGGCAGCCCAGCGACGGCGGATCTCTTTGGCAAGATCGTCCAGCAGCAGCCCATTCACATCCCGAGGCTGGGGCTCTATCTGGATGCCTTTGCCACCAACGATCCGCTCTTCCAGTTTGTCGAGCAGACCGATCACAATGTCATGGTTTTCATCCAGCGCCCTCGCCTGCTCACGCAGGCTAACCGCCGACGCTTGCACCGCCTGGTTGGCTCCGCGCCGCTCCCGTTTGGCATTGTGGGTGCGGCTCGGCATGGCCGCCTCATAGGCGTGCATTCGCAGGCGGTCATGCATCCGATTGGCTGCCCAGCGCGGGGAGATAAACCCGAGCAGCTTGTCTACCGCGTTCATGTGAACCTCGCCACGGCGAAGGGCTGACGACGCGGGGCGGCAGCTTGCTGGCGCCTCCGCTCCCACTCCTGGCGGCCTGCCCGAATTTCGTTGAGATTTTCAGAGCTGACAGTGCGGCCCTGAAAGGTGATCTGCTTGCCCGCCAGCACATCACGCTCCGCCTGTAGGTAGAGCCCAATCATGCTTTCGATGTCTTCCAGCTTCACAGCCAGCCTCCTGATCCTGATGATGTGCCCAGCCAGCTATTGCCCGCAGCGGACGCGGCGGGCTTGACGCTGGCAGGGTCGGTTGGCTCGTTACGGGCGCCAGACGGGGCGACCCAGCGATACACCCGGCGGCCTTTGACGAACTCCACCCGCTTGCGCTCGCAGGTAAGCCCCTTGAAGTAAAAGTCGTCCGCCCATTCGGCAACCGGATGGTGGCGATAACCCGGTGACGGGCCAGACAGTGAGGTAGGTACATCCCCCAGGCGGCCATAAAGCACGTCTTTGGCGGAGTCGGTGCCTACCTCGGACAGATAAACCCCCTTGCGGTTTCGCTTACGAGGGAAGGTGATGATGGGCTTACCCATCATGGTTGCGCCCTTGATTGGGATGTACTTGTGCGGGTTACGACGGCAGAACTGATATACCTCGTCGGTGTAGTGGCCGCCCGAGTCGATCATCACCAGGCCGATGTCCAGTACCTCCCCGGACGCCTTGACGAACTGACGGGAGAACTGCTCATGCAACCTCTCCCAAATCTCGGAGCGGTGCAGGTCGCCATAGAGGCGCTGATAGTCCAGCACCCATGACTCCTCCCCCGCTCCCCAGCCGGTGATCTCGAACTCGAAACGGTCGTCCTGGGTATCGGCTCCCACGGTGATGTAAAGCACGCCGTCAGGTACTGCGACAGACCACACCTCACGGCGGGCGGCTATGGCCTCCCACTCCAGTTTCTCGCCGGTGTCATCCTCCCAGGTTTCCCCGAGGGTAGTGTTGACGAAGGTCTTGAGCTTGCCCTGGTCATCCTTCGCCTTGAGGAAGTCAGAGACAATCCGCACCCATGTTGTGAGCGGACTGTACGCCGTCCAGATATGGAAGGTGACCGACTCAGGGGGCGGGATCGGCTGGTCGTCACTGTCGAACCAGTCGATGGAGTCCCGCGTCCAGATGCCGGTACGTTCGCAGATCCAGCGCTCCACCGTCTCGTAATCCATCTCATGCTGGCGAATGGCGCAGCCATTTGCCTCACAGAGATAGAACGCCGAGTGGTGGTTGGTGCCATCCCACTTGATGCCAAACTCGGCATCCGGGCCGCCCCACTTGAGGTACTGCTCGGCCTCGCAATGAGGGCACTTGATGTGATAGCGCATCAGGTGTGGCGATTCACTCGCCGCCCGCTCTA